AACCTAAGGAGGTATGTCCTGAACTGGGTGATCGCTTTGATGGTTTTGTGAATACCAGTCTTGGTGCAGTGCTAGGACTGCTGGCTGGATCAGTGGTCAACAAGCCATGAGCTACTGGCAGCGATTCAGCTGGGCGCTGCAAGTCAGCCGATGGCCAGTGTCTGAAGAAATGGTGGGCGGCAGCCCCGTGGCACTTGTCTTAACCACGCTTCGCCGCCTGGACAGGAGCCTACACAACTTCTGTGTGAGTGACGACGTAACCCTGCCGCGATAGCTCCCGCTGCTTTCGCTTGGCTTCCTTTACGGGGACGTCGACCAAAGTGAATACGCCTTTTTGATAGGCGTGCAGACGAGCGATTCCAATCACGGCGGAGGCTTCCGGGTGACGACAACCAACGGTATCTACGTCATCGCCTTCTGGCACTTGGCGTACCACTTACAACGATCTTCGTAACCATTCCAGCCGCCGTTGATCTTGACGCAGCAGGCATCAAATCCCTGGTGCAGACAGACGGTCAGCAGGTCGTTGTTCAGCAGCCAAGGGATAGCCATGGTGAAGGGGTAGTGATCCGCGGCGTATTCGGTGCCCAGCTGCATGATCTTGGGGTCGTCGATGCCCCGGTGATCACGGAGCCAGTCGACACTGGCCTGAAAGTTGTGGCGACCTGTCACTTGGAGTGGCCCGCATCCGCGGAAGAGGGGCCCATCGCCCGGATACAGGTTGCCCAGGTCTGTCCGGCCGTTTAGGTAGTTACCTGGATCGATCTCCTTCATGTAGACGAACCCAGCGGACTCATGGCACAGGTTGGCCATCAGCATCTGCATGGCGTCCAGGTGCTGATCAAAGCCAGTGGACTCCAGCATGTCGTTGAAGTCATTGCAGAACGCTGCATCAAATGACGATGCAGGGTGGCCTGTGATGGCCATCATCAGGTCCGGGGTGATGTAACCGGGCTGCGGGACTTGTGGCTTCGGAGGTTCGGGGGTGTCGCGGTATCTCTCAGCGAACTCGGCCATCACCTCCGGGGTTTGCTGCAGTTGCAGCCACTCCCAAGCTGACGTTTGCTGTGGTTCCTTCTTGTAGTAGAAGGCAGCATCAGTCAGCTGAATGGGTTTAGTCATTACGAGACCGTAGATAACTCCTTTGTAGCGGGCCCTTTCCAGAGGATTGGTTGTTCTTTGGCGAAGTCATATTCACCAGGCCGGAGGATGCGAGCACAGCGGGCCATTGTCAGTGAGAACTTCAATGGATCGGTGACGTCGTATTTCTCTTTAAGAGATTTGTGCGCCGTGGCATAACGCTTCTGCACAAAGATCCAGAACTCCTCTTCTGTTCTGCACGACAACCATTCGTCGGACTGAAAGCACTTGGCGTTAGCGCCTATGCCAGGACAGCCGCCATAGCCATCAGTGGTGTCGCCGGTCAGAGCTTGCTTGTAGAAAGCACGGTTGGCTTCAAGCTGATCAACCTCTTCCAACTCACCATTGGATGACATGTGAATGCCAGCGATGGTGCGCAGGTCCTTGTCCGGGCTGTAAAGCAGGTCGCCACTATCAGGGCGATACATGATGCCCAGGGCGTCATCAGCTTCTGTGCCAGGAAGGACGACAGTCTCGTAATTGCGGGTGAGATACTCCCGCAGCGCGTTGAAACATGCAGCCTTGCGGATACCCCTGCGGTTGGATTTATAGAGAGGGAAGACGGCATAGCGGAAGTTGGTTTTGTGCCCCAGGCAGACCACCATGCGGTGCTGGGGGGCAGCCTTCTGCAGTCGTTCAAGCTGCTGTTCCAGGTCGATGATCGTCAGATCCAACCTGCTTTCGTAGGTGAACTTGTAATCACTGATCTGAAAAACGTATTCGTGTCGCCTGGTGATGCCAAAGGCATCGGCCTCAATGTCGAGATAGAGGGTGGGTTGTGTCATGCGGCTTGAAGTAATGGAGGTTCTGGCTGCCACTCAGTGTTGGAATAGGTGGAGCACTGTGAGGCGTAACTAGAACTCCGTGATTCAGGGAAGCCAAGGCTGCAGGCACCTTTGCTGTAATGAATGCAATCGGTGCAGTATTCCTGCTTCCGCTCCACCTTCACGCCTCGCAAATCAGCTGTGTACTTGGCGTAAGTGCGACCAACCCGAATGTCTTTGATCGTGCTGGGATGAACGTCCAGCTGAGCAGCCAAGCGTGATGCTGATAACGGTGAAAGGATCACAGCACGCGCTTGTTCTGCAGTCAGCTTTGCCGAAGTCAGGCCAACCGCTCGGACGAATTCGCCATTGATGTAGCGGTAGTTGCCTCGCTTGCCGCAGCCGTGTTTGCCGGTGCATTTGAATTCAAGGGAGGACTGAAGGGTCTTGCATTCCCTTGTTCGCTGATAGCGCAAGATGTGCCCGCAGCTGCAGGGCATCCACTTTGGGAAATCAGCCATCGTTGATCTCCATGTCGAGCACTAGGTGCAGCGCACGGATGTGGCCATCCCACCTCAATGCTTGCTTCTTGTCGTCGTCATGGAAGCAGCGCTGATATTTGGCATAGGCCATCTCCAGTTCATGAATCAAGGAAGCTCTGCTGACCATCAGCAGGCCCTTTCCGGTGAAGTTGGTCTCCAGTCTTTGGATCTTTTCGGCGCACGTTTCTGGTGTCTGTGACTGTGATTCTTTTTTCTTGGGAGCCATGGGTGTAAAGGATGAGAAGGGAACGAGTGGTGCGTGATTGGACGGTGGCTTTGTTCCAGCCAGCTCCGGTGAAAAACAGAACGACTTCACCGACATCAAGGTCTGTCCAGTCAGTTACTGGAGAACCGGGTCGACCCATTTGTGGTTGAGGGATTGGGTGGTTTCGTCGAACTCGAAAGATCCCGCGTAGCCAGTGCGGCCAAGCATTCGATTCTTCAAGCAATGAGATTGCGTGAGGTTGGTGCCGCGCTTGCGGCCCAGCCCCCAGATGGTGTCTGCTAACTGCACAATTCCGTGACTGCCCCTAATGGCAGACAGCTCCGGAACGTCGCCGTTCTCAAAGTTCATCCCTTGCTGTCGGGACAAGTGAGAGATGGCGAACACCGTGCATTTAGTGGCAGCAATGAACGACCGGATCTTGGTGATCAGGCTGTCGATTGTTCTGGTGTCGTGCCCCAGGCCAGAGCCGATGATCGTGAGGTGATCGAGGTAGAGGTGCTGACACCCAAGCGAGCGAACCATGTAGTTCATTCGCTGCAGGATCACCTCCTCATCGAGAGAACCGAAGTGGTCGAACAGCTCCAGCGCACCTGAGCCACAGACAAACTTGTCTGCCTGCTCAATCGCCTTCATCTGTTCAACGTCGAGGCCCTCGTAGCTCTGCCTGGCGTGGAGCTGAATGCCAGCAGCCATCCCGACGAAGCGGAACACTGCCTCTTCAGCGGTCTCCTCCAGACCAAGCCAGCCGACCTTGATCCCACGCTCCATGTCATGCAGGGCCAGGGCCCTGGCGAAGGTGGTCTTGCCGATGCCTGAACCGGCGACAAGAACGATCAGCTGGTTGTCGTAGAAGGGAGCCTTTGCATTCCAGAACGCGAAGGCACAGTCAGTAGCCCTGCGATCTGGTGGTGCCAGTGCAATGCCGCTGTATTCGCTGGCTGGCTTGATGCCATCCGGACGAATCTCACGGGCTGCATCCACCGTCTCCTTCAAGACATGGCTGCCCATCTCCTGCAGCGTGTCGTTGGCGTCCTTACAGGGGAACACCGCACGCTTCACCTTGCCTGGGTCAAACAGATCCATGATCTGCGTGGCCGCGGCATTGCCTGCGTCGTCGTTGTCTGTGCAGACGACGATCGACTCAAACTTGAGAAACTCATCAAGCGTTTTCTTGACGAAGGCAGCAGCGTTCTGTGCCCCGTTTGGGACTGAGACCGCAGCAACCTTCCCGCTGAAGGCTTGATAGATAGATGGGGCATCCAGCTCGCCTTCGCAGATACAGATCTGCTTGTGCTTTGCCGGATTAGCCAGGTGCATTCCGAAGCCGCTGACTTCCTTGGCGGAACCCCGCCATGCAGTCATGCGTTTGCCGTCACCACCTGCCTCCAGGGCCCGGATCTTTTGAGCGCAATAAGTGCCTGTCTTGTTCCGGTATTGGAAGACGATGTGGCCGTCTTTGAAGCCAACGCCGTAAGAATCCAGCGTCCGTTTCTCCAAGCCACGGTGTGGCTCGGTGAGGTCGAAGACAATCTCCCTCATTGCCGGAAGAGGCTTCTCGGGGGCAGCTTCCTTCGTTTTGTACTGCTTGTCGTACCCGCAGACGAAGCAGTGTTCGTGGTCGTCATAGACCGCGAGACCATCGCTGCTATTGCAGCCAGAAGCGGGACAAGGAGCATGGCGGAGAAAGTTGGATTCACTCATCGCCCCCCAAACAATTTGGTGGCGACATCAAGGGCCTGTTCCTGCGTCTGAGACAGCAATTCCTTGATGGCTTCAGTGCTGTATTCGCGGGTAATGAACCCTGCGCCGCAGTTATTGCAGACACGACGACGTTGGTAAAAACCATCGCGGTCGTAGCTCTGCTTCACCAACGACTCAGGGTGCCCGCAAACAGGGCAGTTGATCATTGGGCTTCCCAGGTGAGCTTGATGTTGATTCGAGCGTCTGCGGTCTTCGCTTTCACGAAGTGCATCCGGACATGGGGGATCACGTTGACGTTGTCGTCAGTGATGACTCGGGCCTGAACCATGGCGTCAAGGACGCTGCCCAAACGGTTATCGAGATCGCCACGGGCTGCGCCGTGGAACTCGACTTCCATCAGGTGGACATGCTCCAGCGGTGGCCAGATCCACCACTCCTCCAACAAGGTCTTGGCGTCTTTGAGCCAGTTTTTGTAGACCGTGTCGGTGTATGGCCGGGACTGGCCACGGAATGACCGGGGCCGAGCCTTGCTGATGGGTCGCAGCCTCAGACAGAGGTCACGACTGTTCATCAGACTTCTTCCGACGACCACGTCGCGGAGCAGGTTGCTGAATTGCGAGAGGCTCCTCAGCAGGCGGTTGTTTGGGATCGGGGCCGAGCTTCGCGCTGATTTCAACCAGGAGTTCAATGATCCGGGCTGCGTCGGCGTCGGCCTGACGATGAAAACGTCGTCCATCAGAAGGGGATGCCATCGGATGCCTCCGTGACGGTCACGGGTGCTGGCTCGTCCTTGGCTTCTGCTGCAGCCTTCACCGCTGCATCTGCTTCCTTGCTGGAGGCGAAACCGAAGTCAGTAGCAGTGGTGCGGCTGACGGTGTCAGGTGCAGCGATCCACTCAACGACCTGGGCAGCACGGGGCTGCAGTGACAGGCCAGCACCGCTGGGTCCCTTCCAGGCATAGATCTCGAAGCCGATTCGCATCTTGCTGCCGTTGCCGATCAGCTGCTTCTCAGGCCAGAGACTGCCGTCCTTGTTGAAGACGGTGGGTCCTTCGCTGGTGTTGCCGTCCTTGAAGGTGAACTGCTTCAGCTTCATCCGGCAGGACTGACGCTTCCGGGGCTGCTCCTTGTCAGGCTTGATGGGCAGCCAGTTGGCGGACTTGCGCTCACCAGGGAGCAGCTCCTCAAACTTGCCTTCGATCTCCTCGCACCATGCCATGTGCTCGGGGTTGTCGTTATCCAGGATGATCTCGATCTCCCAGGTGGGAGGCTTCGAGGGCTCGAACTTGTTGGGGCGAGCCTCACCAAGAAGCTTGCACCACTGCACCTCCACGACAGGAGTGCGCATCAGCTCTTTTGCCATTTGGCGTATTGGTCTTGGGCCTCAGAACAATACGGGGATGTAGACCAAAAGCAACCCCCCTCAGGAGAACAGATATGGATTTTCCCCGAGTCTCTTGGGATCCAGTGTGAGGAACTGCGGCGGGGCCTTCAATTTGACCCCACTGTTGGCCTCAATCTCTGCTGCCATCTGCAGTAGCAGCGGTTGCTGGTGCATCGCTGCAAACTCCTGATGCAGCATCCGGTGCAGCTCCCCTGCACGGGCTGGCACCGTGGCAAAGCAGTCATGGTTGGCCAATAGCGGCAGGCCCTGCTCTCCGGCCCTGTAGGCGATCACCTGGGCGAAAGCTGCATCAAATGAATGCACAGCATTGGCGGCTAATGCCTTGTTTGCTTGTGTCGCACTGAGCGGTGAATCCATCGGCTGGTCAGCGATGTTCATGCCCACCCTTTTCCCGTACAGGTTCGTGAAGATCCTGCGGACGGTGGGCTCACGGTCAGCCACACGCATCGGCCAGCCCGATGGCGATGTCCACTCCATGGGCTTGCCCTTGCTCAGCACTTTCCTGCAGCTGTCCCGCAGCCATGCCTTCACCTCCAGTACCGGGCTGATCACCGCCTTCATCTCCTTCCAAAGGATCGAAGCCATGTACTTGGAGGGTATGGAGATCTCCAGCGTGTATCGCTCCAGCGGCACATAACCGATGTGCTCCTCCAGGGCATCAACCAGGCCATCGCACAGGCTCATGTAGCTGCCGCCGTAGGGAGCACGCAGCACCGGACCCTTGACCAGACCACGATCAACGCCACGCTTAAGCCACAGCTCAGCCATTGACTGCCTGCCGTTTTCCCCCATCTGCAGGTCCTCGGTGAGTTGTCGCGTTGCGGCCTCTGCAATGACTGAGTAGAGGTCTCGCGACTCCGATCCGAACAGGTTGCACAGCGCCCCGACGTCCTCATGGCGGGTCAGGGCCGCCAGGATTCCGCAGCCTGATGTCGTTTGATCCAGGCGGATGGGCACGCCGCTCTTGCCGGTGGCTTTCACCTCCCTGATGCCATAGCAAGCCTGCAAAAACTGCCACGGGTCTTTGGCTCCTCGCCACAGCTCAAGCTTGCCCAGCGGATCCTCGGCCGCGGCGACCATCTGATCGATGTGCTTCCTGCCCCAATCGAGCCGGGTCTTCCATGCCGCACGACTCAGGCCCCAGTGGCCTGCTGCTGCCTTCAGCTGCCACTCGAAGGCTTCGTCATTAACCGGCAGCTGCTCAGCAAATGAGAGCTGGGCCTTTTCGTAGTCCGGGCCTTGCGTGGACTGGGCAGCATTGGCATAGAGACGACCACGGTGATCCGTGTACCAGGCTTGCCAGACATCACGCCCGGCCACGTCTTCCGCCAGCTGAAGGGAGCGCTCAACCTTCACTCTCCGGTGTCGATTGGCCTCTTGGTCGCGGTATGCAGCTGCGGCTATTCGGTTGCGAGTTTTCAACTCATCGGGCGTTGGGTCACCGCTGAGCCGGTCAGGGATCTCGGGCGGGTTCCTGCTGCATGGCCACAGCCCCTCGAAGCCCCCTTCCCACGTCACCCGCTGCACACTGACGATCTCAGAGGAGCACCGCAGCCGCTGGACCTGGAGCGCATTGACCCCTTCGATGGCCACAGTGAGGTCTGCCACCTTGAAGTGATCGAGGGCCGATTCTTCTCCTGCGTCGTGAAGCACGGGCTTGATCAACGGCTTCTCGTTGTCCAGCACACCGCCGCCATAGAGCCCCTCCCATTTGCGGGGTTCGACCAGCATTGAGAGATGGCCCTGGCTATAGCTGCGGGGCTTGGTGTTTTTGATGAAGTACTCGGCCTGCTTGGTGGGCACCACCAGCCGAGGGCTGCGCATCCCTTGCTTGATCTGAATCACGGTCAGCAGTTCCGTGGCGAAGATCGCCTCAGACAGGAATGAACCGACCTGCAGCCTGGTCTGGTCGTTCCACTCAACGACAGGGCACTGCAGCTTTGCCATCACGTCCCTACTGCTGATCTGCCTGCGGGTCATGCCCGTGCGCATCAGCCTGCGCATCTCCAAGGGGCTGCGCTTGCCCAGCTTGATCAGCCTGCACTCCCGCTCGATGGCGTATCCCAGGTGCTGCAGGAAGGTGGGCAGTCGCTGCCTCCTGCTCAGCTGATCAATCGCTGCAGTTAGGGCGACCGCTGCGATGTGGTGGACACCGCTGAATTCATTGAAGAACGGCAGGGCACTGGCGTGAGCCCTGGCCTTGGTGGGCTCCAGCACGAAGGCTTCAAACGTGGCCCCGATGTGATCTGCAACGGAGTCGACGCAAACCGAGAACAACTTCTGGCCGTAATCCAGGGAGCTTTCCTTGCCCATCTCCCGGAGCCTGCGCTGCTGGCTGTCTCTTGCCTCCCTCGCTCGTCTTGCTCCGTCCTTCTGCCTTGCAAGTTGCTGCTGTTCAAGCGTCCGGAGGCTGTCTGTCACTTGCAAGCGGCCTGCAAGCAGGCCGGGAGTGTTACGCACCCGCAGGATGCCACTTGCGTGCCCCTTATTAAAGGCAGGCACAGTGTTCTACGGGTCCGCACATATGTCGATTGCCACTGGCAATGAAACGCAGACCAGTCATGCCAAGGGATCTGCTCAAAACTTGCAAGAACTTGCATTGGTCTTGCAAGTGCTGCATTTGATTGTCATCAACGCGAATCATTGAAACGATTCCAGCGCCCGCTGCATGTGCTTCAGGCCCTGCGTGTCCAGGTGGGCGTAATGCTCCAGAGCAGCGGTGCTCTTCCATCCACCCCAGTGCTTCAGCAGCTGGGTCGACACGTTCGCTGAGACAGCCCTAGCGGCCATTGTGTGGCGTGTGGTGTGGCCCACCACCCTGCCGGGCAGCTTCAGCGCTTCTGTCGCTTGAGAGAAGCGATATTGCCATTGGCCATAGCTCAGTTCAAACAGTTGTTGATCAGGCTTTAGGCCTTCGCTCCTGCGGCGTGCGATCTCTCGGGCGACACCCACCAGCGGCACGGTCCTGGGGCTGCCGTTTTTGGTTTTCCAGAACGTCACCTGATCAGCAGCCAGATCAACGTCCCGTGGTGTCAGGCGCTGGGCCTCCTCGAACCGGCATCCCTCGCTGATGCGAAACAGGAACATGTCCTCCATGTCTTGGTCGTTCTTCGCACGAAAAAACGACACCAGCAGGTTTACTTCCTCCTGACTCAAGAACCGTGGCGGGATCTTTGTCACCCGCAGGTTCTTAGGTAGCTGCGGCACGTCTGAGACC